GTTGTCAGCCTTCATGTGACAAAGCGGTACGACACGATTGCCAGCGTCCATGTTTGTGTGAGGGAGGAGCTGGAATGAAAGTCACGCTCTACAACGCGCAACAGGCGCACACTGTCCTGAAAGACGTTTGGCAAAAAGCCAAGCCTTTCTTGCTGGCTGGTAACAAGCTGGTTCTGACAATCGAAGAGCAAAAGCGAAGCACCGAACAAAACGCCCTGCTTTGGTCTGTGCTGACCGATCTGTCAAAGCAAGTGCTGTGGCATGGCGAGAAGCTGACCAAAGAAGAATACAAGGATTTGCTGACTGCTGGCTTGAAAAAGCAACGGGCAATTCCCGGCATGGATGGTGGCTTTGTTGTTCTTGGAACTTCAACCAGCAAGATGACCAAGGCAGAGATGGCAGAGCTGATAACGCTGGCCCATGCATTTGGTGATATGCGTGATGTTGAGTGGTCGCCCACAAGCATTGGCGAGTTTCATGACGAAGGATGAAAAAGCCCACAAGCAAGCCGTGGCCGAACTTGGTTGCGCTTTGTGTCATCACTTGCATGGCGACCATGATCCTGCCCCTGTAGAACTTCACCATTTGAGAGAAGGCGGTTGGGGTAAAGGCGGCTACATGACCTTGATACCGCTGTGCGCTGAACACCACCGTGGCAACACTGGATTTCACGGTCTTGGAAGCAAAGGGTTTGTCAAGCACTACGGCATCACGCAAAAAGAATTGCTTGATTGGACGCTTATGAGGGTTTCTCCTAATACACAAGGCTAATCTACAAGAGCAAAATAAAGGCTCATTAACCAAGGAATCAATATGACTGAATTTGAGTACAACACAACTTTGAACGGCGGCATCATCACTGTTGTCATGAAGATTGAGCATGATTTTGACGAAGACGGTGAAAGCATCCACACCAGTCTTGACGCTGTTTATTACGACTGCACTGATGTAACAGGCATCTTATCCAAAGAACAACTGACAGCTTTGGAGATGGAAGCGGAAGCCGCCATGTCTGATTACAGCTTTGAGCAGAGAAACGTATGACAAGAGAACAATTGCGCGAAGAGTTTATGGAAGACTCTCAAGCCTACTGCTGCTACTGCGGCAATGCTCAAACCAGTTTTGGCTGCTGCCAAGAAAACCACTTTGAAACATTTGCCGAGATGGACGATAAAAGGCAACAAGAATTTTTAGATGCTGAGATGCCATGAAGACCCATCTCTACACCTACATTGCCATCGTTATCTGGGCTGTGGCTTCTGTGCTGGTGCTGCTGTACGCACCGAGGACGAACAACCCAACAGACTGCCAAGAGTTGGCACAGCCAGAGCAGGACGATTGCAAAGCAAGGAGAAGGTTATGAGTGACTTGCAGATCGCAGGCGTTTGCCTGCTGGCTTGGGCCAATGGCGTATACCTTGGCTGGCTTATATGGAGACGACCGCGCCTCAACTACAAGGAGAACACATGAGAGACACGATAGACATGGCCCGTGAGGCTGGGTTTGTGCTGAGAGCCGAATCTGTAAAAGGACAAAGCGATTGGTGGGAATGTTTTGACGAAGCAATTGAAAAACTTGTTGCCCTTGCCCGTGATGATGAGCGTGACCGTGCCATGCGTGAAAACGCCTATGTGCAAGCCGAGCGTGAGGCGTGTGCGAAGGTGTTGGATGAAATGGCAGAAGATATGGAGCGAGAGATGGAGCCGAGCACCGCAATCGCATATGTTCGTAGTAAAGCCGCAACTATCCGAGCAAGAGGAGAAACTAAATGAGCAAACTGAAATCACTGACATTTGATGAGTACAAAGTAGCGGCCAAGGCCACACTGAACGAGGCCGCTGACGAGGAGCCTGATGCTGTCATTGTGCTGATGTTCCACCGGGGGACGGGGCAATTCAAAATCAAATGCTCCAAGGTCGAGAACCGACTTGAGTTGGTCGGCGCTTTGGAAGAGGCAAAGAACCATGTATTGGTAACGGGGTACGCATCATGACAACACAAGACTGGCACGACATGAATAAATTCTTGATGGACCTTCACTTCATCCAAGCAAACGCAATCGTTGGGGCAGAGTTGCAGGGCAACAAGCAAGCCATCAAATACATGAAACGAATTGCAGAGCTGCGTGAGCTAGTCAAGCTGGAAGCTGGAACCAAGGAGAACACATGAGAGACACGATAGACATGGCCCGCGAGGCATGGATAAGCGAAGCCGAAGCTGAAATGTTGCGGGATTTTGAGGAATGCTACTTGTCTTGTACTTATTTGGATGACCTCAAAGCCTTTGAAGCCCTTGTTCGTGCTGATGAGCGTGAGGCCGCGCAAGCAGAACATGAAGCCGACAAGGTCATCATTGAGTACCACGAAGCAGCGATCAGGCGGCTGGAGGCCGGGATACTGGCAGAGCGTGAGGCGTGTGCAAAGGTGTGCGACGAATTGCCTTGGAAAGACATGGGCCACATTCCATCAAACTTAGCATTTGCAGCCGCCATCCGTTCGCGTTCTAGCGAACACTGAGCAAGGGGAAACACATGAGGCCAGACAGCCCCTGCATAGCCATCTGTACAACCCTGTATGACGAAGTTTGCAAAGGTTGTGGACGCACCTACATGGAATTGGCTTTGTGGAACTCTATGTCAGAAGTTGAGAAAGAAGACATCTGGCAACGCATAGACGCAGAAGCCACTGCATGGCGATACAACACATACAAGGACAGAGTGAAATGACAACAAGCCTTGTTCGTTCTTCTATGAAGTTGATGACTGATGCTGGCATTGACATTGTTGACATTAAATGGTTTGACATGACTAACTGTATTAGCGATAGTCAAAAAGCAAATCTTGACCCATTGTTGACTCACAGGCCACCATTTGAAAAATGCTTTGTTGTTTGGCAAGGCAAAACAAAAAGTCATGCAAGTTATGAAGTTTTGATGCTTGTTGCTGGCGATGACCCTCTTGATGGGATAACTGTTTCTATTTGGAAAGGGCCAACTGGAACAAGGTTGCGTCCTATTCCTGCAATGTTTTATCTTATTGAACAAGATAAGATTCGATATGGTGCTGTTAGCGATGATGAGCCTGTTGATAAAGAACTTGCTGAATTGATGATGGCTCAAATTGGTGCTTGGTATTCAGCAATGGATAAGCGTGTTGAGGTTTATGTTCCAAGCATAAAAGAAACATTTACTAATCGCAGAAAGATTGAACAAGGCAAATCGCCTACATACGATTGGACAACTATTTGGATTGAGCCAGCCAAGCCTCGATCTGGGGGCAAGGGCGGCACACACGCATCACCTCGATTACATGACCGCCGTGGTCACTTACGGCGGCTTGCAAACGGAAAAAATGTTTGGGTTAAGTCCTGCAAAGTTGGCGATGCAAGCAAAGGTGCGATATTTCATGATTACGCAATTAAGGGACAAGAATGAGAAAGAAAAGCAAGTACAAACCCAAGGGCATAAGACTTGATGCCTTAAACTGGGTTCTGTCTGGACTAAAGCCAGTATCAAGCGTTGGTGACGCTATTGTTGTCCTGAAGGCCAAGAACCATTCAGCACTGACAGAGGTTGTCCAAGGCCGTGGAAACAGGGATCAGATAGATGTCCTGATTGCCGCACTGAATATGTGTGAGGCATACGCCGTTCACGGAAAAGGAAAAGATTGGTTGCCAGAGATTAACGAAGCACAAGATGCGCTGTATCACATGGCACAAAGAGGCGTGAACACGGAGAAGTTCTTATTCCGTGGCCCAGAGATGCAAGCCGTGAACTTGGCTATGGAGATACATGACCGCCAACTTGAAGAGTCAACGGTATCCATGCTGGAGAAGATGACCGACTTTGTGACAAAGCAGATCATCCTCAAGAGGGCAAGACCGATTGTTAAACAAGAACGTCAAAGTAAGCCAGAGCAAATGCTGCCAGCGTGATGCCAAGACCGATTGCCAATGTGATGTCTGCGATTGTTTCTTTGCTCATGGTGATTCCTTTGATGGGGCCGAAGCCCCGGTTGATTAAATTATTGAGCAGTTGCGCGAATTACGATGCCAATATCAGTACGCTGCCAATCTAAGCGATTCATCTTGCGAAGTTTTGTTTCAGCGGCAGAAAACGAAATATTGTGGCTAGACATCTTGCGCCATCCTTTGCGAAATGATGGATGGTAAAACTTGTATTCGGTGCTATTGAGATAAGCGCCATCAAGAAGAAGGTCAAGGATTGTTTGGCTGTTCATGTTGCTTGCTCCGTTGCGTTGTTGATGGCTCAATTATCTACTTGTCCACAAAAAATTCCATTAGGACAAACCCTAATACACAACTCGCCAAAACTGTGCTAGTGTTGTAAAATTCGGGTAACTGGAGAACACTATGGCTGGATTGCTTGGTACAGAACTGGAAATCTCAATCGAGATTGAAGAAGCTGAAGAGTCTAAATTTGACGAGGCTGAGAACGCCAAGACCGTCAAATACATGGAAGAAGCGCAAATGTTTGGGCCAAAAGACCCAAGCAAACCTTCTAGCGACTTCTGGCGTGACCTTGCCAACTACTGGCGCATTGCTCCAGATCAAGCCAAGCGCAAGCTGTGCAGCAACTGCGAATACGGCGATGACAGCCCAGAAACCAAAGAGATGTATGGTGACGAGGCTGTTTACTGCAAGAAATTTGAATTTGCTTGCAACGAGAACAAAACTTGCAAACGATGGGGAGCCGATCATGGGAACGACTAATCAGCAACCAATGACCTCCAAAGAGGCCAAGAAACTGGCTGAACAAGCCCGTAAGCAAGCCGAGTCCAAGGGCTGGCAATCAATGGCTTACAAGTTTTCTGCTCCGAAAGGCAAGAAATGAAGATGACCAAAAAAGGCGAAGCCAAGATGGGCAAAGTCATGGGTGAATACAAGGAAGGCAAGCTGAAGTCTTCCTCTGGTCAAAAGGTCAAAAGCCGGGATCAAGCCTTGGCGATTGCTATTTCAGAAGCAGCCAAAAAGATGGGGCGCTCAAAATGAACGGTCTTTATGCCAATATCGCAAAAAAGCGTGACCGCATTGAAAAGCAGAAAGACGCTGGCAAGACCCCTGAGCGCATGAGAAAGCCCGGAAGTAAGGGTGCGCCAACTGCTGCTGCTTTCAAGGCTGCGGCTAAGACTGCCAAAAAATGATTAAGCGCGGCAAAGAGTCGTTCTCTGGCTACAACAAGCCAAAGGCAACGCCAAGTCACCCGACCAAGAGCCATGCTGTGCTGGCTAAGTCTGGTGACGATGTGAAGCTGATTCGCTTTGGTCAACAAGGCGTAAAAGGTTCTGCGGATGGCTCAAAGCGCAACGAGGGGTTTAAAGCCCGTCACGCTGAGAACATTGAAAAAGGCAAGATGAGCGCAGCTTACTGGGCAAACAAGGTTAAATGGTGAGGTAGATATGGCTGATGGAATCCGGGCAACGCCTTACAGATACGCTTCCGCTGGCGCAGCAAACGACATTATTGGCGGCTTGCTTGGCTACCTGCGTGACCCTCGCCGTACACAGCAAATGCAAGGCTTGGCTGGATTGCTGGAAAGCACAGGGATTCCAAAGACCGTGGAGCGTTTGGCCTACGGTGAGCCACTGACAAACCTCCAGCAAGCAAACGTGCCAACACTGCGTCCTGAGACTGCTGACGCACTGATGACGCTGCTACCTAATTTGCCTATAACTGGTAAGGCAATCCAAGCCACAAAAGGTTTACCTGTTGGGATGAGTATTAAAGATGTTAGTAAAACGTCTATTGCTCCACAATCTCAAGCGATAAATTTAGCCGAGCAAAGAGCGCAACAATTAGGCCAATCTGTTAATCCTGAAACAAGGATGCTACAACAGGGATATGAGCAAGGCTGGTATCACGGCAGCACTGGAGACATCAAATCATTTGACAAAGGGTTGTTAGGTGAATCTACTGGCGCTGAAAGTGCCAAAAAAGGCTTTTTCTTTGCGCGTGATCCGCAAAATCCTCCAGCGTCAATGTTGCAAAAAAGCAATGACCCCGCGTCAATTCAGATGTTGAAAAAACTTGGAATGTCGGAGGAAGAAATTTCCAAGTTGAACACCGTTTCTATGGCTGGTCATGGCGCAGAGACTGCCGTTGGTTACGCTAAAATGGGCGGATCGCGTGAGTATAAAAATGCTATGCGTCAAGCAAAATCTGCCGAAAAGCGTGGAAATTGGGACGAATACGAAAAGCAGATGGCTATTGCCGAAGATTCTGCAATTAAAAGAAATCAAGATTTACAGTCTCTGGTTGCAAGTTATGGCGACAAAAGAGATGTGATGCTTGATGAAATCAACAAAGCATTTTTGAATAAAAATTTGCCGCAAGAAGAAGCAATTGCACTTGATCAGCAATTAAAAAAATTGATGCCAGATTACTGGTACACCAAAGACCCACAAAAACATTTGCCTGTCATAAAAGAAAATCTTATTAAGAATGTTGGTCAAGACAAAGCAAAACCAGCATTGAATGCCATAGATGATTTTATGAAAAATTATAATGAGCGAATGCTGATGGAGCACACGGAAGAAGGTAGCAATGTGATGCCTGTTGCATTGCGCTATGAAAACCCTCTTGTTTATGACTTTCAAGGAAGCACTTACAGGGATCAGACATACGCCGATCTAATTGACCAAGCGTTAAGAGAAGGAAGGGATGCTGTAATCCTTAAAAATACTTTTGACCCCGGCGCTGGCCCAAGCAAACTGATTGATGTTGGTGTTGTTTTTGAGCCAGATCAGGTAAGAAGTAAATTTGCAGCATTTGACCCATTACGCAAAACAGCGGCAATTGCAGCTTCAGCAGGGTTGGCAGCACCCGACTTGTTGGCGCAAGAAGTGGACTATACTTTGCTGCCGCCAGAGAAGAAAGAAGAATTACTCCGAAGTCTTCTAGGCCAGTAACAACCCGCTGATGTAAGTCAGCACTAACCTTGACCAACCTACGGGAGTCAAACCAAGATGAATAAATTACGGGAAGAAAATTCTGGCTTTGAAGAGCGTAAAGGCCGAGGAAGGCCTCCCGGCTCTCTTAACAAGGCCACCAAGACGTTTAGAGAGACTGTCAGTAGGTTGCTAGAGGATAACGCTGAAAACGTCTCCAAGTGGCTTATAGAGGTTGCCGAGGGAAGTGTCGAGAAAGAACTGAAAGCAGACCCAAAGGGCGCTTTGACACTTCTGGCTCAGATGGCTGAATACGCCACTCCAAAGCTTGCAAGAACAGAAGTTACTGGCAAAGACGGTGGCGCTCTTGAATTTGCAGATTTGTCTGATGGTGAACTGGACAAGAAGATCAAAGCCGCAATGATTGCTTTGAATGTCTGACAAGATAGAACTGCTGAAACTTCTTGAGGAAAAGCAAAGAAGGATGCGGGAAAACCGTGTTCTTTATGTCTTCAAGACATTGTATGACTGGCAAAAAGAGTTCATTGGCGCAACTGATGCTTACTCTCAAGCCTGTCTGATTGCCGCCAACCGCATCGGCAAAACCTATCTTGGGACTTACATTGACGCTGTTCACGCCTTGGGCGACTATCCAGAAGACTGGAATGGTCACAAGTTTGAACACGCCCCATTGATTTGGTGTCTTGGCTACTCTGGCGAGAAAACAAGAGATTTGCTCCAGACCGAGATTGTTGGACGCAAGATTGGCGACAAGTTTGAGGGAGGGCTGATCCCTCCTGATCGCATTGTCAGCTACGAGTCAATGGTCGGAACTCCCGGCGCATTGCGCTCTGTCTATGTTAAGCACTCAAGCGGCATGAACTCCAAGATCCAGTTTTGGAGTTATTCGCAAGGGCAACACGCTTTGATGGGTGACGCTGTTGATTGGTTCCACATTGACGAAGAGCCAAGGGATAGAACGATCTTTCCTCAAGTCTTGGTGCGTACCGCAACAGGTGACAACAACAAGGGTGGACGAGGAATCCTGACATTCACGCCTGAAAACGGCAGAACTGAGCTTGTCATCCAGTTCATGGACTCTCCAAGTGCCGCCCAATTCTGTATGCAAAAAGGGTGGGACGATGCGCCTCACCTGAATCAAAAAGTCAAAGACGATCTTCTTGCGTCTTTCCCTCCGCACCAAAGAGAGATGCGAACCAAGGGAACGCCAATGCTTGGGCATGGGCGTATCTATGACTTTTCAGAGGAACTTATCACCTGTGAGCCATTTGATATTCCAAGTCATTTCTGGATTATTGGCGCTTGTGACTTTGGTTATGACCACCCGCAAGCACAGGTTCAGTTGGCTTGGGACAAAGACAATGACACGTTTTACCTTGCAAAGGCTTGGAAGGCTCGTGAGATGTCGCCATCACAGGCTTGGGGTGCTGTGAAGTCTTGGCAAGACAAAGTGCCTGTTGCTTGGCCCCAAGACGGATTACAGACTGAAAAAGGCTCTACCAAGCAAATGCGGGAATACTATTCAGAAGCTGGCTTTGATATGCTTCCAGAGCACGCGACTTGGCCTGATGGCGGTAACGGTGTTGAGGTTGGCCTGATGGAGCTGCGTGAGCTGATGGTCACAGGTCGATTCAAGGTGTTTGCTGGATTGAGAGACTGGTTTGAAGAATTCATCCAGTATCACAGGGAAGAAAACGGGAAGATCTACAAGGTCAAGGAAGACTTGATGGATGCAACTCGTTACGCTTACATGATGCGCCGCTTTGCAAAACAGAAATCAGACATCATTTCTGGCGGGTGGGGCAAATCTATCAACGTAACTCCAAAATGGGTGGTCTAAATGTTTATGATGCGACAAGGTGATATTTCTAATGCCAAGCGGGTTGACGAGCTTGAAAAGCGGGTGGAAATGCTTGAAAATGTGGTAAAGCAGTTACAATTGGCAGAACGCCCAAAGGTCGGGCGACCAGCAAAGGTCAAAGATGAGCCAGAACGAACTTAAAGCTGCGGTTCAAGCCGCGATTGATGACTCCATCGGATTCATTGAAAGCGAAACAGTTGAAATGCGTAAACAGGCTTTGCAAGCCTATTTGCGTCAGCCCTACGGAAACGAAGTAGAAGGCAAGTCTTCAATCGTTACTGGTGAAGTTGCAGAGGCTATTGATGGCGCTTTGCCAGCACTGATCCGCATCTTCACCGGCTCTGACGAAATCGTGGTGGCTGACCCTGTTGGCCCCGGCGATGAGGCTGGTGCAAAGCAAGCGACAGACTACCTGAACCACATCTTCCTCAAAGACAATCCCGGTGTCATCATCATGCATGACTGGTTCTTTGATGCGTTGCTGCAAAAGAACGGAATTGTCAAAGCTGTCTGGGAAGACAAAGAAGACGTTACCAAAGAGACTTACGAAGGTCTGTCTGATGACGAACTGGCAATGATGCTTCAAGATGAAAGCATTGAAGTCGTTGAGCAAGACACTGTTACCAATCCAATTGTTGACCCGATGGGCAATCCTGTCTTTGATGAGATGGGTGTGGCTGCAACTTATGGCATCCATGATGTCACCATCAAGAAGGTGGAGAAGTCAGGCAAGGTCAAGATTTCCAACATCCCGCCTGAAGAGTTCCTGATGGCAAAGGCTGGCCGCACTGTGAAGGATTCTCCTTTCGTTGCACACCGCCGAATGATTACCCGCAGCGAATTGATCGCAATGGGCTTTGACGAAAAGATCGTGAACAGCTTGCCAACAGGCGATGCTTTGGCTTACACGCCTGAACGTGTGGCCCGATTCTCCCCCGGTGAGCAGCCATACGACACAGAGCCAAGCGACTCTTCAATGCAAGAGATTGAAGTGTTTGAGTGCTACATTTATTACGATGCCGATGAAGATGGTATTGCTGAGTTGCACCAAGTCTTCTACGCTGGAAACGACATCCTGAGTGACGAAGAAACGGACTATGTGCCGTTCTACTCTGTTTGCCCTCTGCCAATCCCGCACAAGTTCTTTGGCAACTCGCTGGCTGACCGCACTGTTGACTTGCAACTGATTAAGACAACTGTTACCCGTCAGATGCTGGACAATATGTATTTGACCAACAACAGCCGAGTCACCGCTGTTGAAGGCCAAGTCAACCTTGACGATTTGCTGACATCTACAGCCGGTGGCGTTATTCGCGTGAAGACTCCCGGCGCTGTTCAACAACTGACTGTCCAGAACATGGCGAATCAGTCGTTTCCAATGCTGCAATACTTGGACTCTGTTCAGGCCAAGCGCACAGGCGTGACCGAGTTGTCCCAAGGTCTTGACCCCAACATCTTGCAGAACGTGACTGCCGCAGCCGTTGCATCCATGCAGCAAGCTGGCTCTGGCAAGATTGAGCTGATCGCCCGTATCTTTGCCGAATCAGGTGTGAAAGAGCTGTTTGAGGGCATCATGCACTTGGTCAGCAAGTACCAGCAGAAAGAGCGCATCATTCGCTTGCGCGGTACTTATGTCACTGTCGATCCCCGCACATGGGCCAACAAGTTTGACATCTCAATCAACGTGGGCTTGGGCAACGGCAACCGTGACCAGCAGATGGCAATGCTCCAGATGGTGATGGCAAAGCAAGAGCAGATGATTGGGCAATATGGCCCTGCTAACCCATTTGTGAGCTTTGGTCAGTATCGTGGCACTTTGGGTCGTATGGTTGAGGCTGCTGGCTTCAAAGACTCTGCTGAGTTCTTCAAGCCAATCAGCCCAGAGCAAGACCAGCAGTTCTCCAATCCACCTCCGCAAGAGCAGCCAATGCCTCCAGAGGTTCAGGCATACATGGCAAAGACTCAGGCCGAGATTCAAGGCCAGCAAGCAAAGTTCCAAGCTGATATGCAAATGCAACGGGAAAAGATGCAAGCAGACCTTCAGTTTGAGCGTGAGAAGGCTGTTCTTGAATTGCAACTTCAGCGTGAGAAAGCTGCTGCTGAGATTCAACTGATGCAAGAAAAAGAAGCGTCAAAGTTGCAACTTGAGCGTGAGAAGATGAATATGCACTTCTTGATGAAGCAGCAAGAGTTTGAAGCAGAGGCGCAACTGAAGGCCATGAAGGTCGGCGCTGGCATCACATCCAACATTGAAATTCCGGGGTAATTTATGACCTATCAAGAACTTTTGAATGTGCTTGGTCAAAATCAAAATGCCTTTTCTGGTGTTGTTCCAGCAAATGTGAGAGCCCCGTCTATTGACCAGATCATCTCTGGCATCTCAAGCCAATACCAGCCAGTTTCCAGCTATATGCCGCAAAGCGCTGCCGCTGGTGGCGCTGGCAGATATTTATCTAATCAGCCAAGTTTTGGCGCGATTGATGTAATTCCTGAGTATGGAAGGGCTTACCAAGCGGCTGGTCCTGCTTTTGTTCCTTCGGCATTTGATCGAAATGTTTATGGCAACATCAACACTCAGACACTATCTGATTTGATTTCTCAGCTTGATTCTGGTGTTCAGTTTGACTCTTATGGAGGTTTCGGTGGTGATTCTGGACCTGCTCCTACAAGCACTAGTTCTCCTTCTGGTGTAAGTTCTCCTTCCGGCGTAAGTGCAAGCACAGGAATTGGTGGGTTTTCAATTGGTCCTAATGGCATGGCTACGCCAAACAGCGTAAACCAAGGATTGGCAACTGTTGCCGGAATGGCGATTGGTCTTCCATTGGGTTTGGTTGCATCTTTGAATAATGCCGCAGCTAATGCTGCTACGGCTGGATTCAATGCAGCAATTGGCGACACAATGGGTGTCAATGCCAACAACACAAGCCCTGCTGCAATATCGGCAAATGCTGCTGCAAATGGAATGAGTGGCACAACTGGCGGTGCTGCCGCTGCTGCTGCTTCCGCTGCCGCCGCTGCCGCCGCTGCTGCTGGACACTCTGACGCAGCTATTGGCGCTGCCTCTCAAGCCGCCGCTGATGCCGCCATTGGTGGTGCAAGTGCTTCCGCTGCCGCCGCTGCTGCCGCCGATGCCGCCAATGCCGCAGCCGCTGATGCCGCTGATGCAGACGGTGGTGGACTTGGAACTGCTTCATCTGCTGCTGCCGATGGCGCTGCTGCCGGTGTAGCTGCTGCCGATGGTGTTGGTATGGATGGAATGGGTGTTGGTAGCGTTGGAGCTGATTCTGGTGGTGGAGGTGGTGGAGGCGGTGCAAAGATTATCTGCACCAAACTCCATGCGCTTGGTTTGATGCCGACAAACATCTACGAAGCCGATCAAGCATTTGGCAAGAAGCTGGTTTCTGAATCTCCAGAGACATATTACGGGTATGTTCGTTGGGCACAACACGTTGTTGACCTGATGGGCCGAGATGATTTGCTGGGCAAGACAGCAGTGTTTTGCAGCTACCACATTGCAACGCCTTGGTCTTTAGCTATGGCTGAAGAGATGGGCCAGCCAGTTAAGGCATCTTGGTTTGGCAAGTTCTTGATGAAGCGTGGTCTTCAGTTCTGCAAATTCATTGGCTCCAAAAACAAAGAAATGGCACTTTCCTAATGGACAAAAAAATTCAGGCTGAGTGGGCCAACAATCTGCTGAAAGATGACTTTTTCATAAAAGTCATGGATGATTTGAAAAATCAGCAGATTAGTGTGATAATTAACACAAATCGAGATGAGGTTAATGAGCGTGAAGCCGCTTATAGCCACATCAAGACGCTTGATCTGTTTGTTGGACATCTGCAAGGCATTGCCGCAGAAACCAAGATACAAGAGAAAAAGTGGAAGATTCTGTGACTAACGTCACCCGCAGTCCAGACGGTTTCTGGCGAAAACTGAGATAACAAATGGAAAACACCAACCCCTCGGGGAGTGAAAGCCTAAGCGTAAACCAAGCCGCCAATGCGTTTCTGGGTTTGATGGGTAGTGACGATGGAGCCGAACAAGGCCAACCTGAAGAACAATCCGAAGAACTTGAAGCGACTGGTGAAGTTGAATCTGAGGAAGCTGAGTATTCGGACGAATCAGAGCCAGTAGAGGAAGTAAAGCCCCGCTACAAGGCAAAAGTCGGTGGTGAGGAAGTCGAGGTCGAACTTGACGAACTAATCAACGGTTATCAGCGCAGCAAGGATTACACACAAAAATCTCAGGCTCTGGCTGAACAGCGCAAAGCAATTGATGCCGAGCGCCAACATCTTGAGCAAGTAAAACAAGAGCGACAAGCATACGCCCAGAAACTACAGGCACTCGATAGCTTCCTGAGCCAGCAGAACAAGGGTGAGGACTTAGAAGTTTTGAAAGAAACAGACCCTATCGGCTATGCCGTTAAGGTAGCGGAACAGAGCCAGCGTGAGAAGCAACTTGCAGTAGTTCGTGCCGAACAGCAACGCATTGCCCAACAGCAACAAGCGGAGCAGCAGCAGAATCTGCAAAACCATCTCAAAGCTGAATCAGAGAAGCTAGCGTCTGTGATCCCAGAGCTGTCTACGCCAAAAGGTGATGCGATTCGGAAAGAAATCCGTGAATACGCAAAGTCTGTTGGCTGGTCAGATCAAGAACTCTCCTCAGTGTATGACCACCGCGCTGTGCTGACTTTGTATAAAGCGATGAAGTTTGAGCAACTTCAAAAGGGTAAGCCGGAGACTTTGAAGAAAGTCCAGCAAGCCCCAAAGATGCTCAAGCCCGGAACTTCAACGCCAAACACTAAGTCATCGCAAGAAAAGCAAGTGATGCAAAAGCTGCGTCAAACCGGCAAAGTCCGTGATGCTGCTGCTGCATTTGAACGATTCCTTTAAATTTTTGGAGCTTTAACATGGCAACCTATCAAACCTATACCGCCATCGGTATGCGCGAAGACCTCTCTGACGTTATCTATAACATCAGCCCCACTGACACGCCTTTCATGTCTTCCATCGGCAAGACCAAAGCAACTGCAACTTATCACGAGTGGCAGACTGACTCTTTGGCTGCTGCTGCTTTGGGCGGCGCTGTTGAAGGTGCTGATGCCTCTAGCATCACCGCATCACCAACAACCCGTATCGGCAACCGCACACAGATTTTCACTAAGTCTGTCGCTGTCGCTGGCACTCTGGAAGCTGTTGACAAAGCTGGTCGTAAGTCTGAAAAGGCTTATCAGTTGGCTAAAGTGTCGGCTGAACTGAAGCGCAACATTGAACTGACTCTGTTGTCCAACCAAGTGGCTGCCGCTGGTAACTCCAGCACTGCCCGTACCTTGGGTGGTCTGCAAGCTTGGCTGAACACCAACTATGACGGTGGCACTGATGGTGTGGCTGGCTCTGCTGGTACAACTGCCCGTGTTGACGGTACTGACCGCACCTTCACAGAAACCCTGTTGAAGACCGTGGTTGCCGAGGTGTACACCTCTGGCGGTTCGCCAAAAGTGTTGATGGTCAACCCTGCTCACAAGCAGTTGGTTTCGGCATTTGCTGGTATCGCTGCACAGCGTTACATGGCTCCTTCCGACCAGCCAACAACCATCATCGGCGCTGCTGATGTGTACATGAGCGATTTCGGCACTATCTCGGTTGTGCCTAACCGCTTCATGAACAGCACCAACGCTGGCGATGAGACAGCTTTCTTGGTTGATCCCGACATGGCTGCTGTGGCTTATCTGCGTCCTTTCGAAACCATTGAATTGGCTAAGACTGGCGACAGCGAGAAGACCCAACTGTTGGCTGAATTGACTCTGGAAGTCAAGAACCAAGC